TGTGCTGGTATATTGTTTAGCCTCCGGAATGGTGCATTCAAATGACTTTTGCCCGTTGAAAATAAACAAAGGCCAGCCCCCTTCGCGGGATAGGAATGTAAGCGCAGTTAACGGATTGACCGCCGTATCTTTATCGCAACCAATAGCAACGCTGCAATAGTCAATCATGGTTAGCTTAACCGTATACTCAATGTCCTCAGCGTATTGTAGTGTCCAACTAAACACGTATTCACTTGCACTCTCTGCAGGTGGTGTCATTTGCCACGTAGCATCGAACGCCGGAAATCCTGTGCTGCTTTCTGTAAACCATGACGGAACGGCTGAATATGTGCCATCAGGATTACGCAACCCGTTAAACACAATGCCGACCGCACCGAGTTTTAGTTCAGCACCAAACGTGCCGTTAATCACCTCGGTTTGAGTTTCGCACCTGTAATACTGCTTATATAGTATGCGCTTCATTTTAGTAAGCTATTATTGAGTATGTAACCCATACGGTCAATGTGCCATCTCCGGTAGTGAATGCAGTTGATGTTTTTAACTGCAACGAATTATTTTCAACAATAGCATCCACGCCTGTTCCTGTGCTTGTGGCAGTGCTGCCCGAACGGTTTGCTGCCGCCCTCATAGCGGTAGTTGAAATAACTATAAAAGAATTTGATGTGCCAGCCGCTATCGAATTAGAAATCAACTCTATTGACCCTCCTAACAAATAAGCAGCAGAACCAAACGTATATCGGTAAGCCATTGATGAAGGCATTAACGCAAATCCTGCGCCGGGTGCCGCCGCAATAGTTATCGGCGTAGTATTCAATGCCAATATATCGGCACTCGAAAGGTCAATTTTAACCACCAATGGAGTGCTTATATCTTGCCCTATCCCTAACCATGCGCTACCGTTCCAGTATTCGTTACGGTTTACGTCCGTATTGAAAATGATTTGATTTAGGGTAGGCGTTAAGGCATTCCGCGCCGCCGTATTAATTTGCGCAAAATAGTCCTCGTAGGAATCTACCATGTTAATTAATATAATCTTTTCCGCTGCAGTTAATGTGGCGTTCGCGTTGATGTCGGTTGTTAACTGTGATTTACTTAGTGTTGCCATAATTATGCTATTACTGATACAATATAATTTTGTGAAATATAATTACCGAATGAAAATGAGTTAGCTATTAGAGGTGCCTGCAATAGTGGACTTAACTGCCTTGTTGTTTGCACAAAGTCGCGGTTTAGTTCATAGCTGCTTACCGCCGCATTGATTGCCAAGTGTGAAGCTATTTCGCCACCGTTTAATATTAGCCGAACCTTGTTAAAGTATTTGGAATTATAATCTATAATTGCAGGGAACGTAGCTAACGGATAATTGTAATCGGTTTCGTCTGCATTATAGCGGCCCTTGTAAGGTGCATCTATTACCGTTTTTGCAAACCCGCAAATGTTAAACCGCACAAAGCCATCAACTCCCGCCTCAGGTTTAATCGTTGCAACCAATGTATAAGGGTAAACAGTAGACAAATCTAAGCTGCCACCAAGCCACGGAACAATAATTTCACCCACATTGTAGCCTTTGTAAATGCTAATTTCGGGCAAGGTAGCCTGGTAAAGTGTAACCGAGCCGCCAAACGTAGAAGTAAAAGCCGTTTCAAAAGTGTATTGTATGCTACTGTGCACAGTTTTAACTATGTGAAACCCTATGTATGGGGCCGTAGTTATGTAAATTCTATCACCAACCTCAACATCGTAAAGGAATGCGCCCGCTAAGTTCACCTTTAAAAAGCCTGAGCCGTCATTATACCCGCTGCTGGCATCCGTAGAAGGTAAGCGCATGGTGTAATTATTATCACGGTGCGCACTAATCCATTTAGGAGGTGTAGCTGTTAATCTGTAATCAGTTGCCATTTTGCCCGGTTATCGCACTACGGTAGCCCGCAATGGTATTATTTTTAAATGATAGAATTAAATTGCTTTTCAAACTACTTACTGCCGGCGGTATCACATCAGCTACTAACTTTGAGCCGCCCTGCTTATAGATGGTTGTGCCTTCTTCGCCGATTTTGCGCTGTATCAAGAACGCTAAACTATCTTTGCTTATACCATCAGGCGTAATGCCTTTATCGTCTATCCATTGGCGTATCGCTGAACGTGGCGGGCGTTTACCCGGCTTACGGCCTTTTTCAATGTAGTAGATGTAGTTAAGCGAATAAACCCTTAACACGCCATCCTTTACATCGTATCTTACGCTCCGCTCCAACTTACCGCTGGCATTAACTACCCCGTATACAGTCAAAGGCTTATTAAGTATCACGTCCTTTGTTTCGGCAGTAATACTTTCGCCCACGTTGTTTAGTATGGTGGTTAGTGTTTCGCCGCTTGCCATTGCAATTCTTTAAGTTTGTTAATTGCTTTTTCAAACGCCTCGGAATCTATTAAAAATGATATTACAAGCGGGTTATCCGTATGCTCAACCATTTTTATAATTGGCCAATCTTCAATATTTGTGATTTTTATTTCTGTGATGTCCATAATCCAATCGGGCATTTTTCATAAGGTGAACGAATTTTTGCTGATAGGGGGCAGTTGCATTTAGTGCATACAAGCCCTACAACTTCTCTTATTTCATCGTCAATCATTTCAGCCACAAGGCCCGGCCCTGCGTTAACGCATTCGCCACAATGAACCGCGCGCGCCTCTGCCATTGCTTTGACCTCCGGAGTTTCAAAGAATACATTAACCCACCCCGTAAGAATTGACTGTATTAAACTCGCCACACGACAAAAGTAGAATAAAATTATACAATGTAAGGAAATTTGTTACCTGCCTACCTTCCCAAAGTGAACCGCCCGCGCATCAGCAATAGCCTGCATCCGTTTTTGATATTCGCTTACCTCAAAATTGTGTAGCAACTCCGTGTACACCTCAATAGCGGTCATGTTTAAAATGGCATCGTTGGTAGTGCCGCGCTCCTTTGCCATGCGGAAAACAATAGGCCAATGGCTGAATGTGCCCAACTTTTCCACACCCGCTTCAAGTTCCATTTCGGAATATTCATGCGCGTTCATAGCTTTGAACCTGTCAAAAAATGCGTTTAGCTGGTTAATATAGAACACACAAACGCCCCATTTTTCGAGTAGTGGACGGCCCGTTATTTTATCCCCTGTATACAATTCCGCTACCTTAACAATACCGCCGTAAATGCCAGGCTTTATAAACCCTTTAGCTTTTTCAATTTTACCAAAGCTGTTTACGTGCACACTTGCATTGATTAACATTTGCTCAGGGGTATTATATCGGCTAATTTTCCATCCCTCATAAGGTGCCGCCAGCGCGTTTAAAGTTGTTTCATCTTCGATAAACTCAACAGCATTAGATATGATATTTAATATTTTCAAATCAAGCCCGTCTAAAACCTCAACAGGTATGCCGGTATACTTTGCCACCCGTTCAACTAAAGGTAAGCCGAAATAGCCCCTAAAGGTTAAATAGGTATCAATAGTTAATTCAGCAAACGATGCCGCGAATGTGTAGGGCTTTTTGTCTATTGTTATGGTCATATTATCTCACTAATTCAACATAAGCCCCGCCTGTTGATGGCCGGTGGCGTTTAATTACCGGCTTAATCTCAAACCATTCACGCATCAAAAGCATATCCCTGTAATCGGGTGAACGGCCAATAATCTTCTTTACATCGTCTTTAGCCACGATTCCCTTTCGCCCGTCCACATCTACATTCTTTTGCTTTAACTGCTCCAACTCCTCTATAATGTCCTCCTGTGCTTTACTTTCTACCGGTTCAATATAAAGCCCGTTATTGTTAATTCGGGCCGCTAATCTGAAAGCACATTGCGCCTGCAGGTTCTCATAGTTTTCACCTTCCAATGCCCGCGAATTATTTACAAACCCTTTACATTTAAGCATATCAACAAGGCCACCGCCCACGCCATCTTCATCAGCTATTACATTTGTAAGCGGCACCCCGTTTGCTTTGCGCAGGCTATCAATGAACTGATACGATTCCGTAATTAACTTTTTACTAAACTCATACACCTTAACCCGCCAGCCATTCCATAAGCCTATAACAATCTTGTCCGAACCTAATCGGGCCACATCGCAGGTAATATACTTTTGCCCGGCTAACTCTGTGAAGTCATTGCTAAACATGCTTATTATCTTATCGTATTCACACAGCACGGATGGGTCATCGTCATACTCCCAATTACCATATAATAAACGCTCCTTTTGATTGTTACTAAGTGTTCGGTGTAGGTTCTCAATATACCCGGCCTGCTGCCTTTTGTTATCCGTAGGCAAGGCTTGTATAAAACATTTCCAATTATCCAAAGTTCCCTCACGGTTCTTTTTGTAGTATTCTTTGTATAGGTAGTTTTTAGACGGGTTACAGGTTTGCAATAGCTTTGGCGGTAAATTATACTCGTCATTTTTCCAACGGCCTATTGAGGCCATTAAGTTATTCTTTGCTTCCTCGTCAAATTCCCCCGCTTCCTCTATCCATCCGCGCGTCATTTGCATGGAACCGAAACGATAATATAAAGGGTCGGACGGTAAATATTTGGCATCTAAAAGAAACACTTTAGAGCCGTTATAAAGCGAAAAGAAGTTATCCTGGCCGTTGTATTGATACATACTTTCAGGCACTCCCCAGTGCTTAAACACCTCGTATATAGACGGCAGGGTGTGCTTACGCAGGTCATTCAGTTTCTTACGCGCGATAAAGTAATGTGTGCCGGGGTAAATTAAGGCATCCCCAAATATCAAACTACAACCTGTATAAGACTTCGCACTACCTTTTGAACCGCCGTAAACTATATCGCTTATAGCAGGGTCAAGCCATCGCTTAACGCATTCCTTTTGCCGTTCGTTGCCTGCCGTATCAAATACAAGTTTCACGCTACTTTATTTCCATGCCTGTAATCTGTGTTACATTCAGGCTGCCGGTTATCTCAGTTGAATTTTTATCACCGTATCGCTTAGGGTATAATTTAGAAGCTTTCCACTTCCTTGCATCCACACGTAGCTTAGAGCGTTGTATGTTCTCATAATCAACGCGGGTAGCATCTGGGCCGCCCTCATCACCACTAAACACAGCCACCTCATCACCGCTTTTATCATCTGCTATTTCCAGTATCTGGTCTGCTAAAAATTCAGCCTGCAATTCCCTCGCGCGCGCGTATCTGTCGCCCAAATCTTTGTCTTTCGCTAACCACTCATAAAAGCTATTGGCATTCAATCCTTTAGCTTTACATATAGTTACCAAACCTTTATCAGAACATGCTATTTCATTACAAATGTCCTCAAATAGTTCGGCTGTAAATTTCCCCGCTCCCATACCCCAAAATTAAAAATATTTTCCTTAAAAACTATACAATGTGTTGGAAAGGGTTAATTTTGTGGTGTCGAGTTAGTCAGTAAATTATGCTCCGCCTCAAAGCGGGTGGCTTTTTGAACCGCTACCTCGGCATACTGTGGGAAGATTTGGTAATCCAGTGGGTCTCATAAGCCTACCTAAGTGAGTTCGACTCTCGCTCCCGCAACAACAAGCCGCAAGGCAAAAGACATATAGAACCTACCCGGTTAAGTGATGCTAACAGGATGGGTTTAATTTAAAGGAGTTTAACCCTTTAAACAAAGCCCGGACGCATCACGCCGGGTTTTTTGTTTTTATATGCACACCCATCTTAATATTACTGTTTACCAGTGCGAGCATTGTAAGAAAAAATTATTCCGCAAACATGCTATGGAGTTACACGAAACTTGGTGCCCTCAAAATCCAAAGAACCTAAAAGCATGTACTTGCTGCACAAAGCTTACCAACATAAAAATACCATACACCGGAAATCACGGCATAGATAGACATGCAAACGGTTTTTTCTGCCCTGCTATTGGAAAGCAGCTTTACCCACTTAAAGCGGAACGAATGAATTTGCCATATCTACACCCTCACACTTTTGAAGACCAAGTCCCAATGCCTAAAACTTGTGAGTATAGCGATTACAATACAATATTCAAATCAAACGACTTTGTAGGAGGTCTATTCTAGCCATGCCCAAGCAACCGATACCATTAAGCTTAGTCGACAAAATGAACCGTGATGGTGCGTTTTGCACACTAAGTATATGGGTGCTTTTAAAGTCATTACACCGTAATACGATACTTTACAACCTTAACTATGCTGCACTATCAAGCCG